TGAGTATTGATCTTACGCCCTCTGCTAATGCATCTGGGTTTGTTGATTCTTTAAATATTGTCTCTTGCGCTAGATTGTCAACCTCATAATATCGATTACCTTCTGAATCATATACAGACATAATTTGTGAAACTGTATTATCGTTTACTCTGATTCTTCTAAATCTTTCAAATGCTGTATTTTCTATATTTCTTTCAACTCTAAAGAACCTGCCTGATTGTACCAGTCCTCTGGCCATGACCGCAAAAAAGGTTGTTTTTCCAGTTGATTCGTCAAATCTTGCTGCTACAAATTCATTTTTTGGATCATCGAACCTAACATCTTCGGTTAAAACAAAATTTGTTCCATTATCCGATGTAAAAGAAGTACCTGTTCTGATTGTTGGCAAATAAGAAGTATTTGGTGCCATACCTTCAGAATCAGATGGCACAAGTGCGTATAATGTTATATGTCCAAAAGCAGAAGGTGGGCCAGAAAAATTATATCCCAAAGCTCTTGCATGTTTTCTGACATTATCAAACTCAATCGCTGTATCTAAAAAACTTTCGTTTACGCTATAATCTATATAATAAGATAAGATGTCTCCAACATAGGCTACACTATCAAGAACCATAGAACCAAAAGATGCTTTACTAAAATCCTTATATGTATCCGAGTAATACCTTTTAGAATACTCAATTAGATCTTGTTTAATTGTAGAGAATTCTCTATTTGTATATTTTATATTGATATTTTTACTTTTTGGCATTTATTAAAATCTCCACAAATCACAGTAAATAGATTTCCATATAAATAATTAAATTAAATCGGGCCGTTTATTTCCAACTCAAAAAAATCAGATATTTCAGTTCTGTTGATTTGATATTTTATATTTATTTTTATTGTATTCTCATTTGAATCTTCTATATCAACGGATTCAAGGGTTATATAAGGAGCATACGATTCAATCTGCCCAACTATAATGCCCGTGTATTTGTCAATTGTTCCAAAATCTTTTTGTTCAAATAAAAGATTTTTAATACCAACACCAAAACTTGTGTCCCATATTCTTTCGCCGGGTGTTGTAAGAATAATATTTTTTAAATTAAATTTTACTGCTTTTGATATTTCATCTTCTTGAAATAAATCAAATCCTATATTTTTTCCACTGTTTATTAATGGAAACTCAACTCCAATAGACATATCTCACCTCCATATTAACTATCAGAATCAAATAGTTTTCTAAATTGATTTTTGCAATCATTTCCATTTTCATCCTTTGGATTCGATTTATTATTTATAATTCTTTTCTTATACCACCAAGGTATGGCACTATCTAAGTTTAAAGAACTGTAGGTTTGTGCCAAAAGTTTTTGCACTATTGCTGATAAATCAAAGGATGAATCTTCATCTGGTGGATCATAATCATTTCTTTTGTAAACAGAAGTGAATATTTTTCTTGCCGATGCTTTTGAATCATTAAAAACATCACCCCTTTCATCCGTGGTAGGCTGGGTTGGGGCGTTATCTGCTCCAATAAATTCCAACAACCAAGATAAGTCAGCATCTCTTCTTTCATTATTACCGAGTCCGAGTGATGGATAAAAATTAGCATACGAATAACAGGCCAAATAAGATGGTATTTTTCTGATATTCAAAAGTTTATCGAATATTAAATCGAATTTTCTAGTTTCAACAAGTTTATCTATATAACATTTCAAATCTTGATTAAGATTTTCATTTGTTTCTATCAGGTCAATAACTTTAATATCTGATATATCTTTTTCATATGAGACCATTGGGAAAACATATTTTGTAAAATCAAGATCATTACTGAAACGGTTATCAACAGGGTTAAGAATATAGCTTTTTTCATCTTGTGCAATATCTTTTATAAGTGTTCTTTCTTCTTGTTCAAAGTCGTTAATATTTGTAATTTCTTTTGCAGCATCTTTAGATGGGATAAAACATATTCTAACACCAAACTTGATACCTATAGATCCTTTATATTTTTCAGATTGCTGTTCTTCTGATGATATGGTGGCATCGCCAAAATAGTCACTAATATTTGCCTCTGGATCTATAGAGGATTGGTTTTGAGACAAATAACTTTTGAATTCATTAATGTTGACAATGTTTTTAAGTTTTTTTGGTCGATTAACGAGAAAATCTGGTATGTCCTGTTGATCGGCTAATATAAGTCCCAAGGGGTTTGTTGGTTTATCAACAATTTTTATGTATCTTTCAAGAAAAAAGCCACCATTTCTTTTTAATTTTATAAGCTTTAAAGCTTCATCACTGTATGCCGAATCAAGCAAGTTTGAATCAGAATCATTCTCTGGAAACTCTATTGAAGAAAACCAAGGAGTCAATGGGTGTTCGTAGCCATCTGGTGAACAATCATTGATTGATCCATATTCTGCCGCAGATAACTCTCTTGGATTATTATCATCGCCGACTGGCACCTCTATGTCATAGAGACCTGCTCGACACGTTTTTCCAAGGGTGGTTTTACTGGCTCCGATTAAAAATTTAAATGCGTCGAAAGCAAGAGGTCTTGGGCTCAATTCTTTTTGCATAATTTCGCCATAATGTTTTACTTGATTTAGGACCAATCTGTTTAATAATGTTATACATTTTTGTTCATTTCTGAGTATTGCGATGACTTTACAAGAAAGTCTAGCCATAGATACAGTCATAAATATTGCATTTATGCCACCTATATAAAACGGAACGGCATCACCTTGCTTTTCTCTTATTTCATCATTCAATTGGTTTAGCCAATTTGGACTGTTTGAGCCTATAATCCAAGAACCAGCCATCATTTCAGCACCAGTTTTTCCAAATGTTGGAGTCATTTGTTGAATAAAATCTTCTAAATCACTTACTGGTGTTACATAAACAACTTTTGGCTCAAGACCGAAATCCAATGTTGCATCCTCGTCTTTTTCACCAAAGCGAATCAAATTTATTGTATTAAATGTTGGTTGATCATAATCAAGTTGTGTTTGCTTCAAATCTTCTAGAATTTGTTGTGTTTGTATATCTGGCTTCATTTCTCCAAGTTTTACTTTCCTATCATAAGTTTGAACTACTTGTTCTAAAAATAATAACCAATAAGTATATTTTTCATATGTTGAAACGAAAAAACCACCTTCTTTTGTCATCCCTTCTCTCATCTTATGAACGATAAACTCAGGAACCAATTCATCGTAGTTTTCTTCTCCTAAGAGTATCGCTGAAAGTATTGGCATTGATAGTATAGAAAACTCTGCCAAATACACTCTTATTGTTGCAAGCACTGTTGCTTCTAACGCAGCTAATGTGGCTGGGGCAGAAATTTTATCAAATGGAACTTCAACAAAACAATCTGGTGATTGTGAAAGTTCTTCCTTTTTTTCAATGACTTGTTCTCTTTCTGAGATTAATTTTTCTAACTCATCCAGTTTAAGATAGTTTGTTTTTACAGGATCACAACCACTGATAGTTGGAACTATCATTTGCGTCATTTTCATCCAACCTGTGGCCTCTTCGGGTTCTATATATATTTGAGGAACTTCATAGCTTCCACCATATTTTTCTGGGTTTAAAAATTTAACCCTTGGATTGTTTGTCAAACTTCTCCCAAGAACCCTGTCTCCTTCTTCATATGTATAAGATGTCGCTTCTGGCTCTGGATTAACATAAGTTAAGTCATCTAAAGTTATTACACCAGCGTTTCCACCATGTTTGAATCCTTGGGGTATCCCACCATTCTCATCTTTTATAATTGAAGATTTAAACTGATCAAATAAAAGTGCATTTATTTTATTTAAAGATGTGGTGGAAAAGTCTAAGTTAATAGATCCCCTTACAGAACTGGGTAGTCTTGACCAAGATTCGGTCAATATATTTGTCAATACCAAATTTGAAAAAGTATTTGCTGGTTGGTCTGTAGTCGATGCGTCTCCTTTATCATAGGTGAGTTCACTTTTTTCAGGTCTATATTTGTCTAATTCGTCTCTTATTTCCTCTGTGATGCTTCTTTCAATTCTTATTGGAGTATTACTATCGGTTGAAATGGTGTAATCCGGTGTTTTTTGATAAAACATATAATCAAAAGTATCATGATGATATAGGTCGCCATTTTCATCTAATGTTAAAAATACATCTTCAATTTTCTGCTTTGATTCAAAACCAATAAACTTTCCATTATCATCTTTTTGTTTATCACTAAAGTGCCAGTTTACTGAGCTATTTTTATATTTGGCATCATCTCTAGAAAGATCGTTTAACATATAGTCTCTCATATATAAACCTACTGTATCGGGGTATGGTGCATTCGCATCAAACAAACCAATCCATGCCAATGCTTGAAAAATTAAATTATTCCTAATCCTATTATGCATGGCTAAGTTATATCCAACCACATCAGATAGGATTGTCAGTAAGATACCAGTAGAGTCCAAACCAAAAGCTGATTCAAAGAAATTCTCCTCCATTGTATCATCTATAAATGATTTATTAAGAGGTACAAAAATATTAGCTACAACCCCATCGATAACATTTTTAACTGCTTCGGGCCTCTTTACTATGGAATGATTACAATCTGGATCGGGTTGTGCCAGAGCTTGATTAATAGCATCTTGAAATATGCCCTCTGGACCTTTTACTAAGGCGTCAACTAGATCTGCCAAATCAGACTTTGCCCTTTGTCTTTGTTTATCAACAAACTCTTTTGCAACTTCTGGTCCAACATAGCCACTATAAAATTCAGCAAGTTCATCATCAAATTGTTGTGCTTCTGCTTTTGATAAACAGATGCTTGATTCTAGTGGGAAAAATCCTGTTGGGGCGGTTTCATCTAAAATAGCAGTTCTTTGTTCTTCTGTTAAGAAGTTACCACATGATTGTAGAAAAGCACCCATACTTTCTGGTGATCCAATGAAAGGTGCGTACTCAGGATGTACAGCAGTGACAGTTCTAGCAAGATTTTTTAAAAAGTTTCTATCCTGATCATCAGAATCGGCTAGCATAGCTCTTTTGTAATCATCCTCAGAACCTAACACTGACATTGTATTTAAAAGTTCCCTTGCTGTAGCTGGACTTTGTTGTGGGACTCCAACAGAGTTAAATAAGTTCATAGCCGCTTGGTCTTGTTCTTCTTGAGAGGTTTCTTTACAAACTAAATCATCGATTATACCAGCCAGACCAATGCTGCCGACGGCTTCAGACATGCTAGAATCGCCACCAGCAGTATCAATAAGGTTAAATCCAAGATCTTTACCGGCCTCAATTGCCCGACATGCAGCAGCTTCTAAAACCGATGCTTTCTTCAATAACAAAGAACTCAATATTGAGGAAAAAGATTTTCTTAATGCAAACATAAATGCATCAGGAATACCAGCAAAAGGATTCCATCTTTGAGGAAACCTCTTTATCTCTGGTAATGCAAATCTTGTTTTTCCGGGACCACAGGGATCCGATGTAAGTGTTTTCAAAAAATCATTGATTGGTGGATATATAAGTGACTCTTTTGGACAATCAAATGATGCAATAAAAGATCCGATTATTTTAGATCCGGGCAACTTATTCACTGCTGACATAAGTTCTCTAACATCAGCAGATTCCATAATCGCGTCTGTATAGGCTGCAAACACAGCCTTTTGGACATCTCCAAGTGCTCGACCAAGAGTACCTTGTTTTATTTTGTCTTTTTCGTTTAAAGAGACAAGAGTGGTTTTGTCCTTTTCTCTATCAATTATTGTTTGTTTTTCTTCGTCTGTCAAAGCTTCCCACATGGCAATGTTGGGATCTTTTTGCAAGGCTTCTCTTATCTTAACTTCTTCATTTTCTAATATATTTTTAATTTCAGCCAATCTATTATTTATATCTTGTATTTCTTGTTCGACTTCTTTTTTAACAGCACCCTCAACCAAATTTAGATCAGGAGAAAACCCTGTTCCGTCTTCATTTGGAGTGTAGCCACCCCTGATTATATTTCCTAAAAGATTGGCATATTCCTTTTTTAGAATATCTAAAACCAAAACGGCCTCATCATAAACTTTTTGAGCCTTTTCTACTTCTGGTAAAATTGTTTCTTCGTAGATTTCTTTGATGTCTTTTATTTCATCTCTTAGTTCGTATAATCGTGGCTCGCCTCTGCGGCCAGCATCTTCTTGCAAGCTGTCTTCATAGCACCATGTATCATATTCAACGCCTGATATTGTATCTTTGCAGGGATATCCGTGAACTTCGCGGTCTTGTTGTATAATAAGCTTTTGTTGCTCAAGTAAAAATGAAAGCGTATTTATTTGATTTAATGTATCAAGAAGTTGTTCTTCAAACATATTTTTGGTGTCTTTTAGTTCTTCAATGGATCCAAAATCGGGGCCAAATTGAGTCATGAAGTTTGGATCTCTTTCATAAATAAGTCTTGGATCAAATGGTTGACCAGTTAACATATTTATTTTATGTTGATATTCATTCGCGACAGCGGCATCGTTCGGGACTTGCTGGATTCTTTTTATTGTTTCGAGTTCAATGTAACCATGTCCTTGGATCTCTTCTAATCTTTTTGTTTTTATCTCAACTTCTTTTTGAAGATCCTCATATGTTTGATCTATTTCTTTTAAATTTAATTTTTGTTCTCCAATCTTGTCCATAACAGTTCTATCAACTGCTTCTCCTAAATCACCAGTCTCCCAACCAGTTTCCCATGGAGCAGGCATATCTTTGAAACTCTTTTCAACCTGTTCTTTTATCTTTTGTTGTTTGTCTATTGGTAATCCTTGAATAACCGATTCAAGACCTTGACTAGATAGACTTCCAATCGTCGTTTTTAAAATTGTTCTGTAACCGTCTTCTACTGTCATGCCAGATAATAAACAACTTATTGATTTCAGAGTGACCGCTTTCCAATTACAAGGATTGAGTTGGCCCAATACTTTCTTTAAATCTTTATCGGCAGATTTGCCACCAGAAGAATTTTTATTTTGATCTTTAAGTTCCTTCTCTATTTTATCTTCTTTTTTCAGTTTTTTCTGTTTTTGTCTTTCTTTTGCTTTTTTAATCTTTTCGGTTTCTTTTTTTCCATCAAAGATTACCTGCTTATCGTTGTATAAATTTTTCATTAAAATACAATTGTTCTTATTCATTGTATATGCAAAAGAATCAAAAAAGTCTAATGATTGATTTAATATAGCATCATCTATTTGATTAATACGGTCAGCTAAACAGTTTACTGCTGTTTTATCCGAAAACATATTTGAAGTACCATAATTAACGCTAATCTGTGGGTATGTATTTTCAACAATAAAGTCAAGCCATGGCGGCGTTTCTCTAGCGTTTACTTGATCCTTTAAAGATTTAAAGTTTGCTATGTATGCCATCAAAGTTTGATTGTTGTAAGCATAGGTTCTAATATCCTCCGACAACGAAGGCATATCATCACTAGGTTGTGCTGGTAAATCTAGTTCGATCCAATCACAGCTTTTTGGTTTTATTCT